ACCAATATTAGATGAACATGTTGGTAATGTATATTGCCTTGAACAGGCATTGTATAGTGATAGTTTGAGATTGGCAGGTCGTGTTGACTTGATTGCAGAGTGGGATGGTGAGTTATCAGTAATTGATTTCAAATCTTCCACAAAGGAAAAGAAAGAGAGCAACATTCGTAATTACTTTATGCAATGTTCAGCATATGCTGAGATGTTTGGAGAGATTACGAACCTACCAATCAATAAAATTGTGGTTGCAATTGCAACCGAAGAACAAGTACCACAAGTATTTGTGAAAGACAAGAAAGAATATTTGCCAGAATTAAATCAATTCATTGATAAATACTGGAGTGATATTGCTGTATGAAGTAAAGTAAAAAGTGTTCTGGACGGGGGTGCGAATCCCCCCAGGTCCACCACAAGCATTTTGTATCTAAACGACAGAAAAGTTAGATTTAAGTCAAAAAAGATATTAAAGTGCTTTTGATGGGCCTGCATAGTTTCGACAGGGCAACAAGTAACAGAGTGGACAGCACATCAGCAACGATGTAAAAAGAAGAAAATAAGTAAACGCAAACGACTCACAGTTCGCATTAGCAGCCTAAACGCTGCTTAGGGTTTCGGTTAGTTTCCTCGTAACAGAATAACTAACCAATTTCATATAATTAAGGAGTTTATTTTGAAGAAAATTTTATTTGCAACATTGGCCACTTTGGCATTTTCCGCATCAGCAGTTGAATTTGGTGTAACTGGTACCCGTGATTACTCTGGTACATCCGACCGCACAGGTTATGGTATTACACTAGGACAAAAGTTTGGTGCAGTTGGAGTTGAAGCAGGTTACGACCGTTTCACACAAAGCACCAACGACCAAGACCGTTATAGTTTAGTTGCATCATATGATGTTACTAAAATTGGTCCTGTTACTATTGCCGTTAAAGGTGGTGTTGCATATTTGGACAATCAAACTGTTGCTAATGGTTATGCCGTTACTGCTGGTGTTGGTGCTTCAGTACCTGTTGTTAAGAATTTGGCAGCAACTGTTGACTATCGCCGTCAAGAAGGTCAGAGCCGTGTAAGTGCATTTGATGGTAATCAAGTTGCAGTTGGTTTGAAATACTCGTTTTAAAGACCGGAGTTTGGTGGTCTCAATAAAACCACCGCATTTATTTTGGAGAGAATGTGAAAGTTTATAGAAGTAATTATCGCAATCATTGGGTATCACCATACACTATTCTCAAGGCAGTTTGCTTTTGGGAAAAAGATGATGATGTGTTTTATAACCATGAAGATGTGCCTGGCCACAAATATGATAAGTGGGTTAATTTTCTAACTCCATTCTGTAAAGCATGGAGTAAGTTCCTCGACTTTGTTCATCCAGAAATTAAGTATGTGAAAATTGACCGATGGGATACTTGGTCAATGGACAGCACATTAGCGGATATCATTCTGCCAATGTTGAAACAATTAAAAGAAACCAAACACGGTGCACCTTTTGTTGATGATGAAGATGTGCCAGAAGAACTGAAATCAACATCAGCACCACCAAAAGAAAATGAATATTCTACTGATGACAATCATTTCAAAAGATGGGACTATGTACTTGATGAAATGATTTTTGCCTTTGAATGTAAAGTTGATGATTCATGGGAAGAAAAGTTTAGTTCTGGTGAAATTGACCATAAGACAGTTGCTTGCAATTGGGATGAAAACGGTAAGGCAACAATGTACCAAATGGTTGATGGACCAAATCACACATATAAACTAGATATGGATGGTATGCAAGAAGTACAGAAACGAATCACTAATGGATTCCGTTTGTTTGGTAAATACTATGAAGGCCTTTGGGATTAAACTTTGGAGATTTTGGGCAAAGGCCTTAGGTGAGAAATCATCAACGAATGATAGTGAAGCAGATAAAATTGCTATCATCCGTTCGATAATTGTTTTAATTTATATCATAACTAATTTTTTCATTATAGCCGGTGTTTTGCGACATTGGAATGACTAAATACCTATACTACCAACACACACAAAGGTAGTATACACACATTACACAGGAGTAAACTATGTCAAACATGACACCTTTTGAAATTCGTCTTGAACTATTAAAAATGGCAAGAGACATGCTATATGATGAATATAATGGTCAACGTGACCGCATTTCCCAAAACTGGAACATGCAATGTGAATCGGCAAAAAGTAAGGGAGAAAATCCTCCCGAACATCCAATACTGCCATCAATCCCCTCAGAAACAGAGATTATATCTAAGGCTCAAACCTTAAATGGTTTCGTGTCTAATATTCCTGCACCAGAAACATCAAAAGTTTCCGTTAAGAAATCTTCTTAATTGAGGGAGGTGGGACTTTCCGTCCCACTTTAAACAACATACAAGGAGTAAGATGCGAAGCAAACTCATAATTTCTAGCATATTTTTTTCGTCAGTAATTCTATTCTTATCATTAATAAGCATAGACACATATAATATTTTGCCCATCAAATCAACATTCAATGGATTGACTGCTGAGGCACAAAAACAAGTAACCTGTTTAGCTGAAAACATTTACTTTGAAGCAGCACATGAACCATTAGATGGAAAGAAAGCCGTTGCTTTTGTCACTTTGAATCGGGTGCAATCAGGATATGCTGATAGTATCTGTGAAGTGGTTCAACAAAAGAGAGGGCATGTTTGCCAATTCTCATGGTATTGTGATAGCACATTTACCTCTAAACGCTTGACAATCAAACAGACTTCATTGTATAATGATATCTTACAATTGTCAACGAATGTATTTTTAAATTTTGAACGAATGACTGATGTGACCAATGGTGCGACCTATTATCATGCTGATTATGTAAAACCTAACTGGACAAGATTACAAAAGGAGACGCAAATTGGGAGACATATTTTCTACAAAAGCAAAATTGACCAAATCGACCGAAACAAAGGAATCATTTCATATGAATAAAGACCTAATCACTATCTGTATATCGGTAGTAATCGTATTATGTACCGCAATAATTGGCGGAATCGTGTATAATACTAATGATAGAAACAACATGGCGAAGAACATTGACGCTGCAATCAGCCGAGGTGTTGACCCATTATCGGTGAAGTGTGCATATGAGACAAATTCTAATCCAATTTGCATCACATATGCCGCAACAGTTAAGAAATAATTTTTTAGGAGTATATTATGGCTATTCAGCAAGTGAGTGTTAATCAAATTTCAAACCCAGCAGACCGTGAAAAGTTGTTGAAAGTAATCCGTGAGGTGTCAGATTCAATGGCACGGGCACAAGGTGAGCAAGAATATATCCGTGAAGCAATTACGGATATTAGTAAAGAATTACAGTTACCTAAGAAGATAGTTGCGAAGATGGCGAAAGTCTACTTCAAACAAAACTATGATGAAGAAGTTGCGGTACAAGACCAATTTGAAACCCTTTATGAAACGATTGTGAAATGAAATATATTTTTAAACAAATAGATGATATCTCTGGCAATAAGGCAGAGACTACCATTGAATTTACTACTGATTATCTTCCAACTATTTTGGAACATTTTGAAATGTTTCTCCGTGGTTCGGGTTTTCATCCATCAGGTACATTAGACTTTGTTGAAGAAGATGAATACTTTGAAGACTGTCCTCAATTTGAACCTGCGGAAGAAAACTATGATGAACCAGGAAAAGAAGAATGGCCTTTCCCATTACAAAAAGAATCTGAATCGACTGTGATGGATTGGACTGCGGCACAATTAATTAGACCACCAAAAATGAAAGATGTTTGTCCAATCTGTAAAATAGACATGCAAACAATGTCAACCCATGAATGCTGGGACAAAAACTGTCCAAAAGGAAAAGATGCCAACTAAAGACGAAATGGCAAAATTTGCTAAGTCCATAGAAGACTTTGTTATTAAAACAAACTACAATTACATTGACGCAATTGTGGAATATTGCAAAGAAACTGGACTTGAGATTGAAGTGGCGGCTACACTAATCAATTCTAATTTAAAATCGAAGATTGAAAATGTGGCATTGGACAATAACATGTTAAAAGAAAAAGGTGCTCGGTTACCAATATGATATCAGGTTATGAAGCTTTTGGACTCTATCAGTCTCTAAAACTTCACTTCACAACCGACTCATACGATTACTTTAAATATAATGGCAAGACTAATGTTACTGTCACCGCATTTGAAAATCGTAAAGACAAATATCACTTCTACAAATTGTCTCGTAAGTACACCAACAAAGAAGATTTAATTAACTTCATTGTTGCAAATTTAATAGAAGATGAAAAGTCATGGGTCGGTGCTCTGTTGCAAGAAGAGGCCGATATGAATTTCCGTAAACGACAAAAGGTGATTCAGTCACTATCATACACTTTTGAAAATGATTGTAAACTTATTTTTGAAGATTGTATACTTAATCCCAATGAAGTAT